GTATTGACCACGGCGCTGTCAAATTCAACGCCGATCTCCATCGCAGCGGCGAGGGCTTGCTCCGTGGCGATGTTGGCAATCTCAGGGCCTAGCGCGGCTTGTAGTTCCTTCCGCAATTCGTCGTAGGGAGGCAAGCCGTTGTTGCTGATAATGGTAATGAACTTTTGCCGCCACTTGGCAAGGATCGCCCCCACCTTCGCCTTGATGCGTTGCTCTGTCTCAAGGGCGCTTTCCTGTTTCAGAAAGGAAAAGGCAATGTCAGCGCCCTGGCTGTCAAGCGCCTTGACGACCATTTCATGCAATGCCGGCGGGATATGGTCAGACTCGAACTCTACCGGCCCGCCCTTTTTCGCCGCTTTCTTGCGCCACTTTCGCAGGTCATCTAGCATCAGCGCCTTGCCCGCCGCCTCACGCTCTGCGGCCTCCGCCGCCGCCCCGGTCATGGGCTGCGATGTCTGCGGCGGTTGCTCTTGGGGTTGCTCCTCGCGCGGCTTCATCTGTTCGGCCATCTGTTGCCGCCGCTCCTCTTTCTCTGCGGCTAGTTGCTGCCAGTCATAGCCCGGCGGCAATTCCAGGCCCAGCATTTCCCCGGCAATCTCCATCGGCAAGCCCGCATTGCAATAGTTGACAAAGGCGATGCTTCGGGCCTGTTCATCTGTCTGGAATACGTCAAGGGTCTCGGGCCTGAACTGCCACCTGTAGCCCATCGGCTCGAATAGCTGTTCGTTCAGAATGGAGGCGATAAAGTCGGCCTCGGGCACGACCGTTTCCTGATAATAGGAAAGCCGATCCTCTTGCGCGGTGGCATAGTTGGCCGCGTTGGAAAATAGCAACGTTTGGGGTATGCCGAGGGCGGTGCTGATGTCCTGGCGTTTCTCATCGGTCAGGGCCGTGTTCTCCAGTTCCTTGATGCCCTCGCCAATGACGGTAGCCTTGGCCTCTGTGCTCAAGACCTCCGAGGAGAACGCTTTATTGATGCCGGTCATCATACGCTGCCACCAGCTTTTCAGCTTGACCGCCTCTGGACTGCCCGGCCTGATGCCTTCAACCGACAGGATCGTCGGCTTGATTGCGCCCCGCTCGAAAAAGGCAGCGGCGAACGTATCCACATTGAACAGCACGCCGGCGGCCTGCAATGCAGCCTTGAGCGGCCAGGCCGATGGGGGGCCTTGCTCGACAAACGGGTCAGCCAGCCAGAAATGGATCACGTCCTCAACTTTAAGGTCAATATTTTGCCCGTTCACCACCCGCCTGAATCCAGCCAGTTGACCGTCAGCGCCCCATATCGGATCGACGCTGGTCGGTGCCAGATAGCGCAGCTCCACGGTCTTGACCCGGTTGTATCCATGAAAGGCGTATGCCCTGCCCAGCGTAATTAGCGCAGCCTCGATTAGCCCGAGCAGTCGCCCGGGATTGGGCAGAAAGCCAAGCTTGTTCTGATAATCGTCAGAAATGTCAATCTCTGTCTCGCCCTTGAGTATCGCAAATGGTAAGGAGCCTATTGAATTTGCTCTCAGCCCTACGCCCCGGTATAGCCAGGGCACGCGCTGGTAAAATTCCCTTTCGGTCGATGCGCTTCCACCCGTCAGGTATGTCCATGCCTCTTCTGGTAGGTCGTCCATCCTCATCTTGATCGCGCCGTCAAAGTAGGTCATTGTCATAGAAATACCCGCACCGCCTTTGCCACGCCCTGCCATGCCAGGCCCAATGCAATCACCGTATCGTCGTGCATTCCCTCTGGCGCTGCGTAGCGAATCAAGCCCGATGGTAGCCGGGTCGCTTCAAATGCTTGCAATTCCCCAATCAATACCGGTTCCCCAATCAATACCGGGTCATTGGGGATCTTAATCTCGCCTTTCTCGAAGGCCAGCGAAAGGGCGTTCACCATATCGGCCTTACTTGCATTGGTCGTCTGGAATGGCTGCACTGGATAGCCCTGATAAAAGAGCTGCTCAATCAGCGGTTCGCCCATCGCGTTCGATTCCGCTATGATCTGGACTGGCTCAAACTTGATGAATGCCGCTTCCAGCCGTCCAAGCTGCACCTGATAATCAATCTGATTGAACCTGTCCAGGTAGACTACCTCGCCTGTGGTTGTGTCCAGAACGACCAGCACGGTAAAGTCACTCACGACCAGCACGGTAAAGTCACTCAGCTTGCCCCAATCCACGCCCATCACATACTCATGGCCCTCGTTGCGGGTTTTCTGCGGGTTAGCGGTGGCTGCATCCATGACCCGGCGAAAGACCCCGCCGGCGTCGTCCATGAACTCGGCTAGATATTCCTGTCGAAAGATGCGATCTGGCAGATCGTGGCGGGCGGCTTCAATCTCGCCCGCTGGGATATAGGGATTACTGCTGGTCGGAAATTGCCAGGCCATCCAGCCCGGCTCGCCCTGTGCGCCTCGCTGCCAGATACGCCAAAACCAATTGCGGCCCTTGGGTGTCCCGATGAATAGCGCCCGCCCCTGCCGGTCACTCAGGGCAGGCCGTAGAGACTCGAACCAGGCACGCTCTTGAGTAAGGCTGCATTCATCCATCACCACAAAATCAAGACCCTCACCGACAAGGCTTTCCGGATTGTCAGCAGAGCGCACCGTCACGCTGCCACCATTGGCAAGGTTGAGCTGCCGGTCTGCCTTGCGAATCTCTGCACCAATTTTGGCCCCAATGCGGCGCAGGGGCCTCCAGCCAACCTCACTGAGCTTGTAGGACGGTGACACCCACCAGGCCCGCCCGCCTTGACTTGCCACATCCAAACATTCATTCACGCCAAGCCGCGTCTTGCCCCAACGCCGGCCCGCATCCACGACCTTGAACCGGGCATCGTGGTAATGAACGGCAGCCTGGCCGGGATGCGGGTCAACTTTCAGAATCGTTGCCATCGTCCCAATTTACAATGATATGCTGTAGCTGGCCCGCAATGTCTTGCTTGACGTATTGCGTCGGCATTCCGATGAGATATTGAAGCAAGAGGCGCAAGCACGCAACATCGCCGGCCTTGGCCCTAGCAACAGCGGATTGAATCATTGTATCGAAATCCTTGTCATCCACATTGCTGGCTATCTGTTGCAAGAACCGCTCCTCTGTCGAACGTCGCGGCCTTCCCCCATTGTTGCCTATCGACAATTTATGCCCTTTGATAAATCGGCCCTTGGCATCCCGTCCGCTTGCCAAGATTCCCCCTAGTTAACTCCGTGTTTCCCCCCTGCCGGGGGCGTGCATGGCTAGGGCGGGAAAGGAGAAAACCGCCACACGGATGGACCCGATTATCACCACACACGCCCCGGCTGAAAGGAGGAGAGAGAGAAGCACCGCGCCCCCTGCGATGCTGGTAAAATTAATCATTCCCACCCCTGACCCCACACGCTAACGGACGCCACAGCGTATCCGATAGGTGTACCTCCCTTAACATCATGATTGACTCAATACCCTGATCCTATCTCGTGGCTCTTTCGCGCATGGCCTCAACCTGATTTCGAGATATGTCTTCGGCGTCGGGAAAAAGCCCTTTTCGATGGCATAATCTGCCCCGTTCATGAAGGTTCCCGCGTAGCAGCCAATCCGGTGACGATGAATGACCCGGCTGCCAGATAGCGACTCGATAGCTTCCACCTGAACCGCTGTATTGTGGCTATGGCCGAAAATTACCAGATCCGCGTCATGCGTCCATAGCCAGCGTTGCATATTGAGCGCCTTCGCGCCGGCAAGCTTGCCGCCGACAAAGCCATGATGAACGTTGACCTTGATACTCGTGCCCCGCTGCTTTCCATCCTCCGAGCGGAAAAAGGCCAGATTCAGCCAGCCGCAAACGCCAAGCGCAAGCTGATGATTCGATTCGAAGCCGCCCGCCTCCTTGACGCCCATCACGATGTCAGAGAAAATGTCTCTTTCAAAGTATCGCTTGATTGACCGCTCGTGGTTGCCTTCGACCAGGGCGAGGCAGCGGCCCGCAATCGGCTTGACGAACTCCAGGAACCTATCGCGCTGCGCTCGTGCCAAATCCCCGAGGTGAGCCATCTTGATCCACGGTGCCAGCGAGTCAGGATTGAAGCGCGGATCAGTGGCATTGATGAAGTCGCAATAATCGCCCATCCCGATCCAGTAGCAAGTATCATCCCCGGCAATCCGGTCAACCGCCTCGCGAAATAGCCCTTCGTCACAGGCCGCATTCCCCAGGTGTACATCACCCAGCGGAACGATGGTGAAACTATCGGGCCGGGTGACGCTCGTCCACTCGCGCCTCAGAACCTTCATATTGTAAGGTGCTACAACCAGCCAAGCGCCTTGCCAGCGATGGCAAGCGCAATCCCTATCCCGCCGCCGATGCCCAAGCCGCCCGCGCCGTACTTGGCAACCATTGTCGCAATCTGTACCCGGTTATCCTGGATCAATGACAGGTTCGGCTTGACTTGCTCCTGGCAGAATGTCTCAAGGACCGTGACGCGGGTTTCATGCTGTGTGATACTGCCTTCTGCCCTGCCAACACGATTATTGATCTTGTCGATGCCCTTCTTTACGTCTGCCACCTCATCGGCTAGATGTTCGAGCTTTAGCAGGATAATGTCAGTGTTGTTACCCTGTTC